CTCCCCTGGCATCTGGATTACTTGCGACAATCTCGCGCCACATTTCTGCGAACATAGCGAGAACTTCTTTCTTTGTTAGCTTGCGTCCCATACTTATCTCCATTCATTGTTAGTCGTTGGTTGAGTTACTCAGGCAGTCTAAGGTTGAGAAATACAGGGTTAATGCCGATCCATTGGATAATCTCACGGCTTGTAGTGTCACGGCCAAACAACCCTTCTTTCGGGAATCGGTAGCCCGTTACTCTCATAATGATAAAAGCAATAATGTTCATAGTCGTGTCTCCTTTGTGAGTAACTCACTCACTCAATAGCTAAAGTATACATACTATGATTACAGTGTGCAAGCGAAAGATGCAGATTATTTTATGGTAGGTAACTATGCGAATAGACTAGGGATAGTGAGATAGTTGAAGAAAAGTGAAGAATCTTTTGAATAAAATGGGGTCCGATTTCGTCTTCATGATCATGACTCGTAGCGATAGCGGAGAGGCATACAACCCGCAGCGATTAGCGAGGATATGACTCACAATGTACTACCATGTTCGTTTAAGATCGTTTACGTTATAGGTGTGGACACGCAACGGTTTGACTATCCAGTGACTAAATACCCACTCACGGCCGCTAGAATACGCAAGGAAAGGCGAGGAGTAGGGCTACTATATAAACTCATCAGGCATCGACTAGGTTTAACTCAAGTCGATATGGGCAAGTTAATGGGATGTAGCAGGGATGCGATAGTTAATAGAGAGCATAGCAAGCGGGTATACACCGTGCATGAGATGGTAGAACTGCAACGGGCAAGCGGCATGAGTGACGTCGAGTGGTGCGAGCTACTGAGGGAAGTGGCTAAGTAGCCGTAATCATTAAGCATACCAACCTAACCTATTGATATGACTAACCTATCCTTACTTAACGAGAACCAGGAAACTAGTAAGCTATATATCCCACGTGCAGGGTGGGCCTGCCCCTTCGCCGCAGCGAAAAAAGAAGTTCTTCTCTGTAGCAAGAAACCGTTTCAAGTTCGGTTGGGTGGCTCTGTGTGTGGGCGTAGGCTTTCTCGTTTCGATTTCGATTTGAAAGTGGCGGCGTTTGTCCACTCCCCCATATGCCATCTCCCACGTAAAAATCCGTTTTTATCCACTCAACCCTCGTTATAGGCCACACGCATGGAAGCTGATTCCGATCTCGATTCAAAACAGGCCGTTGATACTGGCATTGCTGAAATCTTAAAAAATCCAGAAGTGATTGAGGAGATAAAACTTCCATCTCCTTTGCAAACAGTAGAGGTTGTTATCAACCCTCCTAGACGTAAGGACTACAGTAACCAGCGGTATGAGAAGGACGCTGAGACCTGTGGTGCTGTTACTCGGCTTGCGAAGTTGGGTTTGTCAAAGAGTGCTGTAGCTATAGCGTGTAGGCTTAGTCCGAATGAGCTAACGAAGTGGTATGGCGAGGAGTATGCGGCTGGTCAGGCTGGTATGCAGGAGGTTGTAGCTAGGGGTTTGATGGAGCAGGCTATGGCTGGGAACCCGCAGGTCTTGATGTATTTGGGTAAGAGTAAGTTAGGTTGGACTGAGGCTAATACGGTTGAGCACGTTGGCACTATAAACGCTGTTGTGTCAGCTAAGCCTTTGAGTAGGGATGAGTTTGAGGCGAGGTATCTTGCTAATAACAATAATGAAGATGATACCGAAGCATAAATAGACGTAAGTTTATGCAATAGAAATACTTAAATTCTAGTGCGAACGAGTGTGAGGAATAGCCGAAGGATATTCTCTATCGCTGCAAGCGATGGTGTTATATAGTCTTTGCTGCAACGGTCACATACTGACAGCCTTTTTACTGTTTCGAGTTGTGATGTGTGTTTGAAGACTAGCCGAATACGAACAGTGGTAGGTGTCTTACGTTGCTTGACTTAAAACATGGAGACAGGGCGTGACTGCCAAGATTCAACAGAACATCCTATATTATTATTGTTGTCCTAAGTGCGGCTATATGAGCATTGGCGTTACTCATACGGATTGGCTGCACTGTGGGCATAAGCGGTGTGGCTTACGGTTTATACGGTTTGGCAACACAATAGATGAGTGGGAGTACAGGAGGATATGGGGATGAGCCAAGCGAATCATAAACTACGAAGTAGTGCAGGGAATTTGGTAATGAAAACACCTGAAGAGTTGCAAAAAATAGCAAAGGTTATGCAATCAGCGCAAGAGTTGAGCGAGCAAGCTATTAAGTGGATGAAGACCCTGCCGACTGCAAGTGAGCGATGTAATCAATGCGCTTGTGAAGGATATAGGGCTGGCCACAAAGCAGCAGCGCCGCAGTGGATTAGCGTTAAGGATCGGCTGCCGCCACCAAAAGTAACAGTTTTATGGTGGAATGAAACAGCGGATCAATCAGGAGTTTCTAGCTATGAATATATGTCGCATTGCAATGACACCATGATTGAGTGGGGAGACGCTGGTTATCTTTCAATAAAAAACTTTACCCACTGGATGCCGCTGCCTAAACCACCGGAGGAAGTATGAGCGAGTGGATCAGCGTTGATAAACAGCTTCCAGAGCTTGAAATTCAATGTATTTGGATTGATGTAAGATGTATTGCCTTAAATGCAATGGCAGCAAGGAATGTAGATGATTGCGAAATGTGGTGGAATAATTATACCCACTGGATGCCGCTACCTGCTGCGCCAGAGGAGGAAAAATGAAGACATTTGCCATTGCCGACATTAGAAGCTGGAACCCTTGCTACGACCCAAACAGGCACCTGCCTGAAGATTGGAGTGGCACAGTGCTTGAGATACTAAATCACAAAACAATATCACCCAAAGACAAGTTCTGGGTTGTATGTAGAGAGGATTTAATAGATGCAAAAACGCTGCGACTTTTTGCCGTGTGGTGTGCTAGGCAGGTTGAGCATTTAATGACAGACAGCAAAAGCAAGCAAACGCTAGACGTTGCAGAGCGTTTTGCACACGACAAAGCAACTAGCGATGAACTAACTGCTGCTCGTGCTGCTGCTTATGCTGCTTATGCTGATGCTGATGCTGATGCTTATGCTGATGCTGATGCTGATGCTTATGCTGATGCTCGTGCTGCTGCTTATGCTGCTCGTGCTGCTTATGCTGATGCTGCTGCTGCTGCTGCTGCTGATGATGCTGATGCTTGTGCTGCTCAAATTGCACAACTAATAAAAATGGTACAAGAATAATGGGCATAGAACACCGCATGAAAGATGAGAGTGAATACAGTAGACGTTGCCCCTGGTGCGAGCATCTCAGTACTGTCAGCGTAGAAGCTGGGAAGGATTTTTACTTTTGTTGTCAAAACCCTGCGTGTAGTGTTGATCGCATATACGGGGACAATGCAGTTATGACGAGTAACTATGATTGTAAAGACCGAGAAATTCTATAAATGCCCTGAATGTGGCGCTGTGGCGTCAGTGGATGAGGAACTAGACCCAGGAGAGGCTGAAACCTGCCTAGAGTGCGAGACTGAGGTGGATTCACGAAATAACCTGGCTATTTGGGAAGAGTTTTATGCGTACTGTCAAAAGCTGAAGGGAATATAAGTGACTGAAGCTACCGAACGTATAGTTTGGGCTCCTCAATCTGGTCCACAGGAAATGCTAGTAGCGTGTCCTATTACCCTTATAGGCTACGGTGGCGCTCGTGGTGGCGGCAAGACCGATGGGGTGTTAGGTAAGTTTGCTATCAACCAAGAACAGCTTGGAGAAGCATTTAACGCTATCTTCTTTCGTAAAGAGCTACCACAAGCAGACGATTTGATAGAACGAGCTAAACAGATTTACTTACCGCTTAGGGCTCACTGGCAGGACCAGAAGAAGCAGTTCACGTTTCCTAATGGTGCAAGGTTACGGTTTAGACCACTAGCGGATGATAGCGATGCTGAGAAGTATCAGGGACAGAATTTGAGTCATGCAGCTATCGAGGAGGCAGGTAACTTCTCAAGTCCTAGTCCAATCTTTAAGATGTTTGGAGCGTTGCGAGGTCGTGGGCGTGGGCAGGTCATACTTACGTTTAACCCAGGCGGCGTAGGTCATCACT